GTCTGGCTGTTTGTAAACAGCGAAGGCGTAAGAGTCTGAGTCGCACCGCTTTGGGTAACCGTGGCGGCATAAAACGTCTGGCTGTTTGTAAACAGCGCTGGGCTAAGCGTTACCGCGCCACGATCAACCGTAGCGGCGTAAAAATTGTTGGTATTGGTGTAAAGGCCAGGGGTTAAAGTTTGCGTACCCGGCCCGCTGTCCCTAAAAAGGATCAGCAGAGACACTTAGAACACCTCGAAAGTGATCTCGAAGGACAGGCTACCTACAGACGCCACAGAGCCTTGCACAAACCTCACGCCACTGTTCTCGCGCACGATCAGGTCTGCGCCCTCATTGCGAACGAACTCTGCGCCCAACGTACCGGCGATACCGGACGGTGCCGAGGTTTCCTCGGTAAACACCCACCGCTGCCCAATCAACGCGCCAGCAGTGGCCCCGCCCGTAGGAGACGACCGCGCCGTAATGTTGGCGTTTAGCGCTGGATCCGCAGTGTCCATCTTGCTGATGGTGATAGCCGTCAACGATGTGCCGTCCAATGTCGCCGCCGTGCCCCCCGTGCCCACCGCCGTGGTCCGTGTCAGGTTCACCTCAACGCCCAACGTGCCGGTCACCGCCGTGTCGTTATCAACGTAACAGTACGCCGACAGGATGTTAATGTTCAGGCCGCTGCCGGTGGCGTTGAACAGGTCTAGAAAGACCTTGTTGGCCCCCACCGCTTGGCTGGGGCAGATCAACCGGTACTGCGGCAGGCTCCCACTCAAGTGGCCGTTTGGATAAGCCAGCATGACCACCTGATACTCCTTGGAGGAGATCAGTTCTGTTGCAACTGTTGCCCCCGTGCCGGGGGTGACGGCAATTGAGTCGTTTGGCAGAGCCATGGCTTACAGCGCAAAAATGCCGCTTGCGTTCCAAGTGATGCTGATATTGCCGCCATTAGGCGTGACAGGCAGACCGGTCACCCCAGTGTCAATGTAGGCCACAAGTGGCGAAGTGCCAGCCGTGCCTGTATCAACATAGATGACAAGCGCCTCAACACTATTGCCCGTCACAGACGTAAACGTCACATCAGCGCCGTCAAATACGCCATCAGTCACCGTCTTGGTAGCGCCAATGGTTTGAGCGGTGCCGACCACGCCAGTCAAAGAAGACAAAAATTGATGCGCCGCGCTGTAGGTGTAAACGCCGGTATCAACCAGCGCCACTCGCACAGTTCCAGTCAGCAGGTTGGTGTTCGTGGCTGCGCCAAGGATGGTCTCCTTGTACTTTGGATATATTGCGTTTGGCATTTTGCGTCCTTAAACAATCCGAATGACCGCATCCGAAGCAGTGTTGATTGGGAACTGTACGGTAAACGTACTAGCGCTTGAAATTTTGTCGGCACCAAAATCTAGTACCGCAACGGCCTTGTTGCTTTTGCTGCTGTTATAAATCAATGCGCCCCGCGCTGTAATAGTTGAGGCGGGCCAAGATGTGTTGGTAAAAGTCACAAACGCTGTTGTGTTAGACAGAGACACTTGCGCCCCTGCAAGCGTGTTACCGCCAGCAACATAGCCAGTACCCACAACCTCACCGGAAGTTGTGTAAACCGTTGTTGACGGTCCCAGATTTGCAAGCGAGGTATACAACGCAATCTTGATAACGTCTGTATCAAGATCGTGCTCCCCAAGGAGGATCTGTTGCTTAAACGACGAACACAGTGCTTGCTCGATAGCCATCTCAGATCACCTTTGTCCGAACTTGTCCAGAGCGATAGGCGTCTTGGCGATTCTTGCCGTCACCCAGATTCTTGATCAGTGTCAGCGACTGCGTGTACTGCTGATCCATCATCGCCACAATATCTTGCTCCTGCTTCATCCACCGGGCGGCTTCAACCATCACGGCGTTAAAGAGCACAGAGTCAAAGTTGTCGCCAAGCCAAGTGTTCCCGGCAGTGACAATACTTTCGGGATACCCGAAATAATTTAGCTCTGTTGTAAGCCCTGCGCTTGGCGTCGGACCAAGAATAAACGTCTGTTGCGTCGGAGTCACCGAGTCAGGGCCAAAGAGTGCGTAGTACTTTGGAACCCCGGTAACTGCCGGGTTTGGGTACGACTCTCGAATAAAGTTTACATCTTTGTTTAGAAGAAACTCGTAGTTAGAGCCGCTGATTACTGCCAGACTAAACACAGACAAGAAATCTGAAGGGGCTGACAAATATGGGTTGCCGTTGGTAAGAGTGCCGGTAACGTTTTTCCGCAGTATCGGCAACTGCACCGAGTTGTAGATGCGCTGCTCCGCCAACTCCGTCATGGTGGCGAAGTCAGAGGCTGAGAACGTATTCTCTACAGCATCCTGAACTGCTGTCTGCAACTCGGTGTAGTTCATAACTTACGCCATCGGTCCACGCGCCATAAAGCCACGAGTGGCTGCGCCAGCGCCGCGCATCTTTACGCCAGAAGTTTTGGCAGCTGGAGCGGGCTCTTTAGAGATGTTACCCAGAACCACGCACATGTCCCGAGGATTCTCGGCAGCTTGCGGGTATGCCTGCTTGGCAGGCGCAACTTTTTTGGTCTTCAACATGGTTCAGCCCGTCTTTTGGTTGGCGGCACGGGACAAGTTACGTCCCAGGCGCATACGGTCCTCAGAGGTGGGACCACCCTTTTTCATGCCCTTGGCATGCAGCGTCTGCACATGCTTGCCCACGGCCTTTTTGGCCTCTTCCTTTGCAACTTTGCGAACGTGTTCCATGTCTGCTCCTTAGGTCACGACCACCGTGACTGTACCAACATATCCCTGAGCCACCAAGGCATTAGGGGTCAATGCGTCATCAAAACCTCTAGCGCCCCCAACAGGGTTCCATCCCCACTCAATAACTCTGCTACCTTCGCCGGGGAATCCGTCTTGCAGAATGCCTGTGCCCTGGGTCGGATCAACTTGCAAGCCGGTATTGCCTGAGGCATACCAAGTATTGGTGTCTGGGCGAGGATCTCGGATGGCCTGGGGGTCTGACACGGGGTACATGCCAAGCTGCAACTGCGGCTGATCAGGCGTCCAGCATTGAGGGCAAGCCTTGATCTGCGTCTGCTTAGTCTTAACCGTCAGATTCTTGAGCTTCTTCAGGGTAAAACGAAACCCGCAGACATCGCAGAAGCCAAATGCCTTTGCGCCGTTTGCAAAACGATTGCTCATGAGATGAACATCTGACGCGGAACGAACCGCACCGCTGCCTTCTCTCGGTCCTCGGAACTGGCAAGGTCCCAAGCCTCATCGTATTGCTGCTTCAATACCTGCATTCTTTCCATCGCGCCAGGAATCTTCATTGACAGGTAGTACGCCAGCCCCGCTACCAAGCACGGGATGAAGCGGAACGGAACGTCCTGCGTGTAGGTTCCACCAGCACCAGCGTCCTGTATGCGGCGCAAGCGCCAGTAGACCAGCGTGTAGGTCTGAGAGTTGTCAGGCACCGGCCAGACGGTGAACGTAGGTGCCGCCGCTTGGCGGTTGATCCACACCTGAATCGGCCTTGCCTGCTGCAGTTTGTTCGGGATGCTGGAGTAGGTAGACACCGAAATGCGCGTGATCGTCAGGTCCGTCTGCGTGGAAACGTTTCCAGCGCCCGTGCGAATGACATGCTCAATCAGGTCCACCGTATCGGCAGGCAGTGTGTAGGTGGCCGTGCCAGGAGTAAGTACCTGAGAGCCCTGCTCTACCGTCCAGAGGTTTACCCCCCGGTTGGCCCAGTCCGCGAACAACAGGTTCATTGACCGCCGTGCGGTCTTCAGGTCATAGCCCGTGCGAAGCTCTGCACCACAGCGCTCAAACGCCTCTTCGACGTACTCATTAAGATCGAGGTCAAATGTCGTGGTGCCTGAGGTTGCCATTATCGGTGCCTTGCGGTCTTTGCAGCAATCTTGGGAGGCTGCTTGACAAACTGTTTGCCTGCGGCCTTACCGGCTCGTTTGGCACGGGTTGTGGCAGCGTACTCTGAAGGAGTGAGGGACTTGATGGCCGATTCCGGCAGATAGCGTTCCCCGGTGTCAGAAGAGCGCTTACCACTTTTGGTCCGCCATTTTTGAGCCGTCCAATCCTTCAGAGATTGCTGCGAACTTTTAAGAGCCATCGCCGTAACTCCCAAAAGCCTCAAGGTATTCTATTGCGCTGCGCAACACGTTTGGGCTGTCCTTAAACATTCCAAGCGCCCGGTTACACTGTTTGCACAAAATGCCGCGGAACTCACCCGTCTCGTGGTTGTGGTCGATAGCGCTATCCATAAGTTCAATGTCGTCTTTACAGATGGCGCAGCACTCTTCTTGACGTTCGTAGCGATCAATCAACTGTTCAGGCGTTATACCGCGCCGCGCACAGCGCTTTGTAAGCGTCCAACTGTCTTTGTTGCGGTACTCCCGCACTCGATCCGGGTTTTTTGCTGTCCAGTTTCGATGCGCTTCATACAAACACTTTTTGCATGTACTGTGCAAAAGATGCGCATTTGACCCGCCGCGACTTCTGAACAATTCAACAGGCTGCATGATGCAACACTTCGTACACAACTTTGCGTTGCCGTTAGCTAGCAACCGCGCTTCGCGCTTTTTGGCTTCTGCAGCACGACGTTTTTCGTTTGTTGCGTACGGCATTTTTAGTCTCGGTACCCACCGCCACGAGCTTTGTATTGCTTCGCCAAAAGTTGCGATTTTCTTCCGCTCCACTGGCCTGCGGCGGTGCCTTGGGTTGCTTGGCCTTTGATGCGGTTGAAGAGTTCCTTGCGCATACCCGGCTTGGTGTAGTTGCCAGCCTCATTCACGCGGGACTCACCGCCTTCGGCGTAGAGCTTGACCGGCTCATCGCCGTCCCTTTTGAGGACGGTCCTGGGCGTCTTGAGTTCCGGGCGGATAGCGCCCATCCCGCGTGATGCTCGCATTTACACCACCTTGCACTTTCTTAGGCCGCGCTGTTCGCAACCAGCGCCTTTGACGGAACCACCTTTGGCATAACGACTGGCTTTTTCGCCCATAGTCATTTCGCGTTGACGGCGACGCTCCATAAGATCCTCACGAATCTCAGGAGGGATGGTCATATCAATACCCTTCTTGGGGTAACGCTTGGCAAGAGACTCGGTCTCGCGCTTTACTTCTGCGGCGTTCATTAGCACTTACCTCCGTAAGCCATCTTCACCATCTTGCCCTTGGTTTTGCCCTTGGACTCGATGCCGCCGCCTTTGGCGTAGGACATGCCGCCGCCCATCATCTTCTTAGCGGGCTTCTTGGCTTCAGCCTTCTCGTGCTTGATCATTTCTTTGGGAGCGCCCTTCGCTTTCATGAAGGCCAGCTCCTTACCGATCATCTTCTTGGACTCTTTCATCTCAGGCTCCTTTAGGGCACCGCCCTGTGAATGGGCTTTAGGCCCGACAAACTTCTTCGCTACGCTCGGCGGGACATCCGTCTTGCCAGCGAGAGACGCATACATGAACCGGCGTTGTTTTTCAGACTTGACCGGCATTAAACCATCTTCCCACGAGTTTTACCCCGTTGAGCACAGCCATCAATCTTCCCGCCTTTAACAAACTTTTTCTCAAACCTAACACCTCTACGCGCAGGTTTAAGTTCTCCACCCATAAACGGAATGCCTGTTGGCATATTGGGACTCTCAAAACGCAACTTTGACGGAGCCTCAGGTTGCGGCGTAGGAGATGGGCTAGGCGACGGTTGGGGCGCGGGTTCTCGATTGCTCATATTTGCTCCTTGGCAATTTATGGAGTATTTTGTTTACTCCGCAGAGTATCCAACTTGGCTTCGATCCTGTCAAAGCGCTCCAGCAACTCTTTCATGTCGGCCCGAAACTCAGACCGCGTAATGTGGTCCCGAGCAATTTCCTCGCGGGTGCGGTTGAGCAGGATAGACAACCTATCAAGCTCCTTGAACTTGGAAGTCATGAAGAAGGCCACTGCACCAAGAAGAACAGTTAAGACCAAGTTCCACAATACCGTTGCTTCCATAGCTCAACACTTCCACCTTGCGAGAGAAGCCGCCTTCCGCGTCGGCCTACCCTGCTCATCTTTCATCGGCCCCGGCATCCCAGACATCCTCGCGCAGAAGGACTTCTTGCGCGGCCCACCTTCGGGCTGAGGTGCTTTCAGATTGCTTCCGGTTTCGCGGTTGTACTTAGCACGGCCCTTAGCTGTTAAGCCCGCCCCTTGGGAAACAGGCAGCTTTTCGCCACGCCCAACGGCAAGTGACGGACCTTTCTTTTTGGGGGCAGGTGACTTAGCCATGATCAGGCCCAAGCCCTTGCAGGGGTGGAAACTTCGACCTTGTAAGCGTCCAGTTCCGGCGCTTCTGCTGTGTGCCGCACGTTTACATGCCAGCCGTCGATGGGGGCCATCTCGTCCACCGCGTCACCGCTGCCGTCCGGGGCAGGCAGTACCTTGCCGGTTGCCTTGTAGATTACGCCGATGACATCGACCGCAGCGTACTTGGGAACCTTGAAGGTTTCCACCACATCTCCTTGCACGTTGGTCTGCTCGGTGAATAGAACGCTGTCAGCCTCGGCTTGGTCAGCGAATTTCAAGAACATGTCGTGGTACATGGTCATCCTTTCTCACAGTTCAGGCATCCCCGCCCCGGCACCAGAAACCGCCAGCCGCAGGACTCGCAAAGCTCTCCAGAGGTCTGCTTCAGATCAGCCACTTCAGCGATCAACTCGTCGTAAAACTGTTTTTTGACCCACTCCTGGCCCGCCGCCAGCACCTCCGGTGGCGTCTCGGCTACCAGAGCGTTGAATGGGTCGAAGGGGTCGTAGGTCATTTGCGTTTCCTGATCCAGCGCACCAGCGGCATCAACGCCAAGCCGTCTAGGAAGCCTCGGAGGAAGTGGGTCATGCTGTGATGGCCTGGAGTTCTGCTGCCGACAAAGCGCGGGGATAGTAGGTCAGGCGGCGCAGGTAGCCGTTGAGGAAGTTGTTGACGTTGTTTGTTGAGTCCTTACCCAACGAAAACAGCGTTGCAGTTCCTGTCAGCGTTCCATTTCTGTTTACCGCTGCCGCGCCATTTAGGCTGCTGCGAGATTGCCCCGCAGTTGGCGCAAGCGAAACTGCAATCTTGTTGATGCCAGAAGGAACAGCCCCAATGTTGTTGAATGTCGTGGATATATAGAGTTCTGAAACAACCCCATAGCACCACAAACTTGAATCAGAGGCTCCGGCTTCAATTTGCCAAACATGCGGGTATTTACCCAGCGCCACACTCTGCGCCCCATTCAGCGGGCTTAGTGATTGAAACTCAGCATAGACGGTTCCTTCTGTCTGGTTATACCAAGGACTCACTGTATTCACCGACGCCACATCAGCAGAGCGGGTCAGGGCCGTTGTGGTGGTGGGGATGACCGATGTGGCAAACGCGCCAAGCTCAAGCTGCGGCAGGCCGATGCGAATCGTAAAATCTACAGCCTGTCCCGATGGGAGCGTGGTGTTGAAATAAAACGCCGGTTGTACAAATGCCGTTGTAACTGGCATTGTTCCGACATGAGCAAATCTTGTCAGGGATGAAGTTACGGATGCCTGTGTATTTGTAGAAGAAATAAATGCAGGCGCTGAAGTAAAGGCATACAAAACCATTCCAACTTCTGACAAGTTGGCAAATGACCCCGCTATTAGTTTTAGATACGCGCTAGTAGCCCAAGTCTGTCCAGAAGATGCGGCAACAATGTTATTTGGCTCAAACCTAATGTTTCCAAATTGACCGCTTGTTGTTCCACTTAATTTAATGTCAATGTAAGTGATGCCGTTTTCGATCCCTATGCCTACAATGGTTTGCGTTAAACCAATAGCAGTAACGCCCCAGCTTGCCGCTCCAGACACTTGCGGCAACGTCCCCGGCGTCCCCGCCACCGCACCCTGCATCGTGTTGTTGCGGATGCTGTTCGTCCTCGCCTCCTCAATCAGCAGCCCCTGAGCAGCCAGGGTGGCGGGGTTGAAGTCCAGCCGAGGAACGTTATTCCCTGCCGTCTGAAGCACTCCATTAGAGTCAAAGTAGGTGGCCGTGCTGGCGCGGGTGAAGGTGATGATGTCGGAGAAAGACTTGGTGACGAGTGCCATGATGTCTCCTCCTTATGCGGTGATGGTCTGAAGATCAGCGTTGGGTAAACGCCGAGGATAGTAGGTGATACGGCGCAGCCAGCCATTGAGTTGGTACGGAGGTGAGCCTCCAGTTCCAGAGCCAATATCCATCTTGTCATGCACCGCCATCAATGCGGCAACATTGTTAGATAACATTGTCCCAAGAGCGCCGTTTACTGCTGGCTGAAGGTCGGACGAATTGATTGCATATCCGAGTTTTCTAACTACACCTGCTTGCCCGTAACTACCCAAAGCAACAGCAGGAAACTGTGCTCCAATAGTCGGATTTCTAGCAACAAAAACTTGATTTAAACTAGGTTCTACTCCGCGAATACCATAGTTGTTTGTTGAAACTGCCGTGTTATATACCTGCAATACATGCGGTGTGTTCGATGGAACCGTGGCTGACGCTGTATAGATTGGGGCGTATTCAGCATAAAACGTCATCGCGCTTTGGTTGTACCAAGGACTCAACGTATTCACGCTGGCTACGTCCGCGCTGCGCGTCAGAGCAGTCGTTGTCGTTGGAATGACCGATGTGGCAAACGCGCCTTGTTCCAGTTGGGGTAGGCCGATTCGGAGGGTGACGTCGATGGCTGCGCCGGTTAGCAGCAAGTTGAAACCGGGCATCAAAAACGCTGTAGTTGCTTGATTTAGCGTTCTAGTAGCAGACGCTCTTTGCGTACTTAGCGCGGCAGCCGTTGGGTTTGTAACTGTCGTATTTTGTTCTGTAAGGTAACTGCCGCCGCTGTTATTTTCTTGAAAATACAGACGTACCGATGTAACTCCCGCCAGTGAACCAGCTTGAAGTTTGAAATAAGCAGAGTTGGTCCAGGTTTGCCCGGTTAGCGCTGCAACGGCAGTGCTTGTTTCGTTTAGGAATAAATATGTGCCTGCTCCGCTTGGCGTTCCACTTAGACGTATATCAATGTAGGTGATTCCGCTTTCAGTTCCAGTGCCAACAATTTCCCGAGTAATACCAGTCAACGAAGTTGTGACACTCCAATTCGTCGGCAGCGTCCCAGGCGTACCAGCAACTGCTCCAACCATTGTATTGTTGCGTATGGAATTGGTGCGAGCTTCTTCAATCAAGAACCCACGCAGCGCCAACGTAGACGGGTCGTAATCAAACCGAGCTTCGTTAATCGCTGCTGTGGTCAGCGTTCCAGCAGAGTTGAAGTACGTTGCTGTAGACGCCCTGGTGAACGTCACGATCTGTGAGAAGGTTTTTTGTGCTAGTCCCACGCCACTCTCCCAGACAGCATACTGCGCAGCTACTTGATACTCTGGCGTGGTGAAGTCCGTATTCAGGGTATAGGTGTCTGGCCCCAGTTGATCACCGACGTTCGTCGCCCCGTCAACAAAAGACAGGTCAAGCGTTGGGCCAAGCTGATTGAACGGGTTGTTCCCTCCGCCACCACGCAGCGGGTACGCAGGAAGCGCGAAGCCAAACCCAAACGACATCAGAAAATCCTGACCATGTTGGTCGCGGACGTACCCGACGCGTACACGCGGATCACTTGCAACGGCACCACCGTCCCACCCGGAACAGCAGCAAACGTCACATCAGACCCTTGAGCGGTTAGAACACGCAGCGAACCCGTGGTGCCCACGAAGATCACCGAAGGCTCACTCAGATTGTTTGCATCACTGGGCGTGACTGCAGCAGCGTCCCCAGGAAACATCGGGAACGTGGGACTAAAGTTGGTCTTTGCCATGCGGCCCCCAAAAGACTACCCCGCCGAAGCGGGGCTGGGTTCATCAGTTCTGGAACGTGGTCGGTGCCTGTGCGCCGTCATCAGCACGTTGGATATATTCCACCGTCACCACCACAGCACCCGCAGTGGGGTTGCCGCCCGCAGCAGTGAACGTACCCGTCACCACCACATCCGTCGTACCAATGTTGTTGGTGGCCGAAGAAACCAACGCAGCGTCCAGAGTCGCCCGAGCGGTTTGTGCCGTGGTCAGGCCGATGTCAATCGTGGTCTGGAACGCATTGGCCGTACCAGCCTTACCAAAGGTCGTGTTCACTGCAGTGACCGAGCCGCCAGAAATGGCAGTGGTCTTCTCAACCGTGAAGCGCAAGATCTTTGCGCCAGCCGGGAGGGTGAACAGGTTCTGCGCCGTGGGCGATGTGAGCATCGCAGAGAACGGCACGTTGGTCGATTGGGTCAGAACCGGCAGGCCGGTGTTCATACCAGCGCCGTAACGCTGCGTGCCCATGCGAACCGGGCCAGAGAAAGTCGAGAAGCTCATGATTTGTCCTCAATCTGCTCTTGCCGTCTCTGAGGAGAAGTCCGCCTAGTCGGTCGGCAAGCGTGAAGGTCTAGGTTTGTAGCAGGGTAGCATAGCGCGGGGCTGGGGTCAAGCGTAAACAAACAGCAGCCCCGTAAACTTCCCCTTGGTAATGGGATTGCCAGAAACCAAAGCACGGCGCAGCGTGGGCATGGTCATTTGGTAGTGCGCCAGCACAGCGGTCAGGCTGTCAAAAACTTGCCCAGAGGTCTGCTCCAGCACCTTCTTACGCATCTTCTCTTTGGATTCCTCGGTGTGTTTCTTGCCAAGGAAGTTTTTGTTGCCTAGCGTCCTCTGACGGATTGCCTCGCGCTCTGCGTCAGTGCGTTTGTAGCCCAAGGCGTTCTGATTACCTTTAAGCGCTTCTGACATTTTTTGACGAGTCTCGTCAGAGGGGATAAACGCACCGCCACGGCCTTCTGCTACGGCCTGCCTGACCTTCTCGCCTATCTTGGCCTTGGTTTCTTCTGTGTGTTGTTTGCCAAGTCGTGGGTGACTAGACGGATCTGCGTCATAAACGGCCTTGATCCCAATAGCAACTTTGTCTTTGAACTCTTGCCCCCAAACACGTTTGTAATTAGGGCTAAGTTCTCCAGTGCGCCCACGCATAGGCGCATCCGCGTATCGGCCAGCGTTGTAACAATGCGGCTTTGCAAAGTTTTCTTCCAGCCAACGATTCTCAACGCTCCAAAGAAGCTCTTCAGACTCCACTGTTTCAACAATTTCAAACTTAAAGCAGTCTTCACCATACTTGTTCCAAGAAGCCTGAAGGTGTAAACAATGATGCCGGTTGTTTCGCAGCAGCTTTCTGTGGTTGCGGAAACGCTCACGCGTATTGACCGTGCTTCCAACATAAAACTTGCCGTTGGCAACGTTGCGAATTTTATAAATGACCGGCTGTCTCACGGTGGTCTCCGTTACAAGTGATGAAGACGCTAGTGTTTCACAATACACGCCGTGTGTCAACAGACAAAGAAAAAGGGCCCCGAAGGGCCCTTGTGATTCAAGCTAAGTACTTGATTTTATTGACGATCAAGCCCCCGGGCTTCCAAAAACGCCGAGGCTGTCGCTCACACCAAATGAGTACCTCTCTCGCGCCTTGTACCGGTTGTTTCCGGTGTCGAAATCTTGGTCCATTGAAGTACCAAGCGGCACACGAACAAAGTGCTTCAGACCGTTAGGCACATCCGTCTTCAAGAACCAAGCATTGTTGTCGGTCAAGAAGTGATTGACGGTGTAGCCTTCAGGAATGCTGCCGTTGTTCTTCAGAGCGTTGATGTCGTTGTCGGTGGTGCCAACACGCAGGCTGGTTTCCAACAGACGAGTAGCAACGAACATCAGAGCCGGAGGCACGATCAGCTTGCGGGGCTTGGCAGCAATCAGCAGACCGCGCTCATCCGTCCACCCAGCGATCTGGATCACAGCCGCTTCAAGAGACGTTTCGTTCAGGTCCGCACCCGTCGAAGGACGGTTGCTGTTGGTTCCGCCAGAGACCAGCGGGTGAGCAGTCGAGAACAGGGCCTGTCCGTCGCCGTAAGTAACAGCGCTGGAGAAACCGTTGTTCAGGATTGCAGCCGCCTTGACCTGCTTGGTGTAGGCCATAGCGCGAGCCAGGGCCTTGGTGTACCGAGCAGACAGACTGTCGTACAGGTTGTCTTCCATCGCCTCTTCGGTGATGGAGAAGCCCATAGCGATGGTCTCGTGGTTGTAACGAGCCGTCCACGCTTCCTGTGCGTTGTCGTAGCGGATCGCAGAACCTTCGTTCTTCACCGGAGCGGCGCTGAAGCCGGAGAGCTTGGTCTCCTCTTCAAAAGAACGCTCGGAGGTCTCGGTTTCGTAGATCTCCTTGTGCTC